ATCCGTTCACGCAAAAAGCAGACAAGAGCGACATGCGCTTTTGCTTCGTCGTTGATGAGATGGCAAAGGATGAGTTCAAAAAACAATATCCCGATGCCAAGTTCACCAATTGGGAATCAGACGGCAAGAACTACGGTGAGGATGGCTGGTTAACGGCTGAGTCTGTCCGCGTTGCTGAATACTGGCACGTCGTTGAGGAACCAACAAAACTACTCCTGTTGTCCGATGGTACTAGCGTACCGGAGTCGCAATATCTTGAGGCAGTAGCCGAACAAGTTACCGACCTACCGACTATCGTTGATGAGCGCGAAGTCACCACTAAAAAGGTCAAGTGGTGTCGTATGTCGGGCGCTGAGAAGCTAGAGGAAATCGAATGGGTTGGTAAGTACGTGCCTTTGGTGTTCGTCGGTGGTAACGAGTACAACGTAGACGGCAAGGTTATCTACTCCGGCCTGATTCGCTCCGCTAAAGACGCGATGCGCCTGTATAACTTCTCACGGTCCGCCTATGCTGAACGTGTGGCTCTGACGCCTAAGGCTCCGTGGGTGGCCGATGTTAAGGCTATTGAGGGATATGAAGGCGATTGGACAGACGCCAACGTAGAGAACCAATCTGTTCTACGGTACAACAGCACAGACGAAGCCGGGAACCAGCTTCCAATACCACAGCGCAACAATCCTAGCGACATTCCAGCGGGTTTTGCACAGGATATGCAACTGTCTGAGCATGACATTCAGGCAGCATTGGGGATGTATAACGCATCTCTCGGCGAAAAAAGCAACGAGAAGTCAGGTCGGGCGATTATGGCTCGCCAACGTGAAGGCGATACCGCAACCTTCCACTTTCAGGACAATCTATCTCGCGCTATTCGCTATCTTGGCCGTATTTTGGTTGACCTGATACCGAAGATTTACGACTCTCGGCGTGTTGTTCGCATCTTGGGTGAGGATGGCGAGTCGAAACCCGCTATCGTTGACCCGCAGATTTCAGGCGCAACAGAGAAGCAAGGGAACACTTACATATACAACCTAAACGCGGGCTTGTATGACGTGTCGGTAGCCGCTGGCCCTAACTACACGACCAAGCGCATGGAAGCAGCGGACGCCATGATGCAACTGGCGCAGGGGAACCCTAACCTGTTCCCGCTTATAGGCGATGTCATGGTAAGAAACATGGATTGGCCCGGTGCTGATGCCATTGCTGACCGTCTAAAGTTAATGCTACCGCCTGAAATCAAGCAAGCCGAAGAGAACGACGACGAATCACCAGAAGTTGTGGCTCTAAAGCAGCAAGCACAGCAAATGCTAGACCAAGCCACACAGCAGATTCAAGCCGCAGAGCAAGGCATTCAAGAACGCGACCAAGCTATTGCACAGCTTCAGCAGGAATTACAGCAAGCCAAGCAGACGAACGACCTGAAAGCGCAAGAGATACAAGTCAAGGTGTTTGAGGCTGAGACTGAGCGTATGCAAGTCGAGGCATCGTTGATGCAGCCCGTTGAACAAGGCGTACAGCAAGCCGCACGGCCAAGCCAGCCCGCAGCAATGGTCATGGTTGATGGCAGAGAGGAACTAATGGCCGCCGCTAGTGAGATGCAGTTGGCGAGCGCAAGCATACAAGAAGTCGCCCTGCAAGCCTCGCAAGTGACCGCACAAAGCGCACAAGCGTTAGCTGAAGCCCTGCAAATGATGGCGCAAGGCCAAGCGATGCTGGCTGAAGCGATTGCTACACCTAAGCCGTCGCTATTTGAAATGTAAAGGACAAAGCATGCCCGGAATTAAGAACACACAATACAACTGCGGCTATCAGCAAATTGCAGCGTCTACCCTCGCAACTTCAACCGCGCTGACCATCCCAACAGTGCCAGGCAACGGTGAGCAGTCTGCCCGCTACGCCGTGATCCAATGCGAAGGTGGTGAGGTTCGCTGGCGTGATGACGGCACAGCACCGACGTCCACGGTCGGATTTTTGTTAGCCCGCTACCCTGACCAACTTGTCTATGATGGCGACCTAACCGCTCTGAGATTTATCCGCACATCCGCATCATCGATTCTGAATGTCTCGTATTACTTCTAAGCAGTAAAGGCACTAGCGCCCAGCTAGGATTCCTAAAAGGAACTGTAAATGTCTGATGTATTTGACGGCGCAATTGCGCCCGTAGAAACGCCGGTAGCTACACCGGAACCCGTAGCGCCAACTCAGGAAACCACGGCGGCTCCTGAAGTTACAGAAACGCCGGAAGCCCATGAAAAGATGCTATCTCAATCTGAGGTAGACAAGATCGTTCAGAAACGGCTCGCAAAAGAATCTCGACGGTTCGAGCGAGAGGCTAACGAACGCGCACAACTGATGGCACGGGCACTTGCTGCCGAACGTCAGTTAGAAGTGACGCAACCAAAGCCACAAGCCGCACCGGATGGGAAACCTAACCTGTCTCAGTTTCAAGATTACGAAAGCTACACCGAAGCCCTAACCGATTGGAAAACCAATCAAGCTATCGAGAGGCGTTTTGCCAACGAGAATCAAAGACTGCTGCAGTTTCAAGAACAGCAGTTAAACGCCAAACGTGCTGAAGCATTGCGCCCCAAGATTGATGAGGCCATTAGCAAGTATGACGATTGGGCTGAAGTTGCGACTACCTTTGCCATGCCTCAGATGATGGAAGAGGCGGTTTTGGAGTCGCCATTGGTGGCTGAAGTTGCCTATTTCCTCGGGCAAAACCCGAACGAAGTAAACCGCATCGCAAGGCTGTCACCAGCCGCGCAAGTTCGTGAGATTGCCAAGATTGAGACAAAGTTAAGTGCGCCCGTCACACCAACCAACGCACCACCGCCCATTAAACCCAATGGCACAAAGGCAACTGTCAAGACAGACACCTTTAATCTGCCGTGGGATCAGTTTGTTGCTAATCGACGCAAAGAGATGGCGCGGTTTAAGTAACCTCTAAACCAAAGGAAAAGAAATGAGTAATACATTAAGCACCATTGATATGGTGGCCAAAGAGGCGCTGCGTATCGCGCACGAAAAGGCCACCTTCGTGGGTACAACTACCCGCAGCTACGACGATTCTTACGCCAAAACAGGCGCAAAGATCGGCGACACACTCCGTTTGCGTAATCCTAACCAGTACACGGTAACAACTGCTTCGCGTGTTATGGACGCGCAAGACCAGGAAGAAACCACGCAATCGTTGACCGTTGCGTCTCAGTACCACGTTGACATGCGTTTCAATTCGACCGAACTTGCTTTGTCTATCGACGAACTGAGCAAGCGTTACATTGAACCCGCTATGTCTGTCTTGACCTCACGTATTGACGGTGATTGTCTGTTGGCCGCTACCCAAGCCACCTACAACGTCGCTGGTACAGCAGGCACGGCAGTCGGCACGGTGACTTCTGGCTTCTCAGACACCTCCGCTATCGGTATTGCCCGCGCTCGTTTGAATCAGGGCTTGGCTCCGAAAGACGGCAACCGCTTCTTGCAGTTGGATTCCGGCACGATGGCATCCCTGACCAACGGTATCAAGCCACTGTTTAGCCCACAAGGTACAGTGGAGGAGGCATTCCGCGAGGGTTACATTGGCAAGAATCAGATGGCGACCTTTTACGAGAATGACCGCACCTACACGCATACCACGGGTTCGGACGTTACCGTTAACACATCGGCCTCGGCTGCAGTGACCAACGGTGGTACAAACATCACGATGAACTCGACGGACGGCAACATTAACAAAGGCGACGTATTCACCGTTGCTGGCGTGTTTGCTTGCCACCCTGAGACAAAGCAGTCTCTCGGGTACTTGCAGCAGTTTGTTGCGACCGCCGCGTCTACTGGTGCTGTTGCTGTTTCGCCGCCTACTTTCTTGTCCGGTGCGAAGCAAAACGTCTGCTCCTCGGCAGGTGCTGTCTTGGCAACTACCGACTTCAACAGCAAGGCAATGACCTTCGTAGGGACGGCAAGCACCGCCTACCGTCAAAACCTCATGTACCACAAAGAAGCGTTTGCTTTTGTTACAGCTGATTTGCCGCTGATGGACGACGCGATCAAGTGTACCCGCATGAATCAAGACGGTCTCTCGCTGCGTGTGTGGCAAGCCTCGGATATTCGCAACGACGAAATGTTGATGCGTATTGACATCTTGTGGGGCTTCCTCGCAATGCGTCCGGCTTGGGCTTCGCGTATCACGAACTAATCACGGGGGCTTCGGCCCCTGTTTTCCACCTTTTAGGAGCAAATCATGGCAATTGCAACATCTTTTGAATCGTTGGGCTATAACAGCCCGGACGGTATGCAAATGGGCATCAGTTCAACCGACAAAATTGCGTTTTTTGGGACAACCCCCGTTACGCAACGCGCCGGAGCATCACAAGCAACTTCCGTTATTGGCACGGCATCCACTACCGCCCTGTCAACAGCGCAGATGGCATATCTGATCGAAATTGGTAACACACTGCAAGCGCTTGGACTTTGGAAAGGCGCGGCTTGAGGGTTGCTCTATGCAGCCCTACTAGGGATAGACCGAATCCAGCCAATTTAGCGGCTTGGGAACGGTCTGTTCCTGCTCTTGACGCGGCGGGGTGGGAGCACTCCGCTGTGTGGGAGATTGGTTGCCCTTACATTTCGGGGGCAAGGGCTACGGCTCTGGGTAAGTGTTTGAAATGGGGCGCTACGCACGTTGTCTTTATTGATGACGATATGTCGTGGGAACCCGAAGATTTAATTACCATTCTCGAAACAGAGGGCGACGTTGTAGCGGGGAATTATCGCTACAAAACACACGACGAAGTGCGCTTTATGGGCATACCGTTACTTGGCCCCAATAAACGCCCGATGGTGCGTGAGGATGGCTGCGTAGACATGCTCGCTGTCCCTGCCGGCTTCCTTCGTGTGTCAAGATTGGCAATTGCTCAGTTTCTTGTGGCATACCCTGAACTGCGTCTAGGCGATGAGGGGAACGTGGATTTATTCAACCACGGCGCACATAACGGCATTTGGTACGGTGAAGACTTTGCCTTTAGTCGCCGTTGGCATGAGATGGGTAACACGATTTGGTGTCCGCCCCGCTTGAATCTTGTTCACAACGGATCGAAGGGCGAGACCTACGGCGGCACGTATCACGACTACCTCGTTAACTACAAACCATGAGATAAACAATGATTCTCAGATTGATTCACGAAGAAAACGGGGCAACCCATGTCTACGACTACACGCAGCTTAACTTGCATTTAGAGCGCGACTGGAAAGTAGACCCCAATTCGCCTGAGAACGCTTGGTATTTGCCGAAACCCACCCAAGCCCCTAAACGCGGGCGTCCGTTCAAGAAATAATGGCTACTTCAACCACTCTGATCGACCGTGCGTTACGTCTTTTAGTCCAGACCAACGCCGGCGAAGCGCCCACCACACAAGAGCGCACTGACGCCCTAGAAGCGTTGAACGCCATGTTGGATTCTTGGCGCAATGAACGGCTGATGTGCTACGCGACTCGCACGGAAAACTTAACGCTAGTCGCCAATCAGTCAAGCTACACCATTGGCCCTGCGGGGAATTTGGCCACAACACGGCCAGTCGAAATACTAGACGCATACGTGCTGAACAACGGCTATTCGTATGACGTCCGGATGCTTAACCAGCTCGAGTACGCGGCCATTTGTGCCAAGGCTTCGTCATCGACATGGCCGGAATTTGCCTACTATCAGCCGTCAATGCCAACTGGCACAATATACGTCTATCCCGTACCCACAACTGGCTCTACGCTTGTTCTGCTGACTCGTACACCTGTTTTAGCCTTCGCGCTTGGGGATACCGTGACGCTTCCTCCCGGATGGGAGGATGCGCTGGCGTACAACCTTGCTATCCGTCTTGCCCCTGAATTTCAGGCGACAGTAACGCCCGATTTAATGCAAATTGCAAAAGAGACAAAAAACAATATCAAGCGCATGAACTCGCAAGCAATTAAAGCCTACACCGAATTGCCAATTTTAATTGGCGTGTATCGTTCTAACATCATTACCGACGAACCGTGAGAACGCCTTTAGCAACATCTATCCAGTCTGAAGACGGCACATTAGCTAAAGGTGGCCGCGTTCAAAATGGACTGGTTGAGGCTATTGGTGAGTTTTCGGTAGTTCGTAAGCGTCCGGGCTTGGCGATTGGCTCGCTGATTCGCGTTGGTGTGGCGCAGTTGTTGTATTGGTGGTCGGGCGTACTTAATAGCGTGATTGGGGACATATTCAACCAAGGCGCGGCTCCCACTTCATACCCGTTAGCCACGCTAAACCCCTCAGACAAGGCTGCGACGATTACGCTTTCTGGCAACAACCTTACGGCATCCGTTTTGACTAGCGGCTCAGTCAGGGCAACGCAGGGCATCACAACCGGACAATGGTACTTTGAGGCAAAGTTTACCACGCTATCCAACATCAACGATGTGATATGCGTAGGCGTTGCAAATTCTTCGTTTGATTTAACAAATTACGCCTTCCAAAGCCCCGACGCGATTGGCTACCAGCTAAGGACTAGCTTTAACGATAGCAGGATAAATTACAACAGCACTTTCCTTGCTAGTGGTTCGGTGTTTGCTTCTGGCACTACAATCGCGGGCTTGCTGATTAACGCTGACGCTAGAACGATTAAGTTTTATCGTGATGGCGTTTTGGTTTACACCGCTTCGGGTTCTAACGTACCAACAGGCGCATTGTTCCCCACGCTGTCAATATCAGCAACGGGCATTGCTTCAACGATGGTTATGAATTTTGGCGCAACCGCGTTTTCTTACACGCCCGCCTTAACTTCTGCCAACCTCTCCCCGACTAACGCTGGCTTACAATTCACCGCGCAAGATTCAGGAAGCAACGCTGCGTCCTCGTTGCTGATGATTAAGAACGCATCACAGGCGTGGACAGTTACTCCTGCTGGTGTGGTTACACAAATCACCGATGTTGACTATCCGGGCACGTACACGGTCACGGCAACAAGCCTTACACGCGTAGGAACGGTGGCGACGGTTACACTGCCGATTGATGCTAACTTTCAGGTCGGGTCAACAGTTACGATAGCGGGGGCGACTCCGAGCGCGTACAACGGCGCGCAGACGGTTACAAGCGTAACTTCGTCAACTGTGATTTCTAGTAATCCGATTCTGCTTTCCATTACACGATCAAGCACAACCGCAACAGCAACCGCCACAAACAGTCCACACGGCTACAAAAACGGGGATAGCGTAAAAATTATTGGCGCAAGCCAGCCGGAATATAACGGCACTTTTACCATTGCCTATATTAGCGCAACGCAGTTTAGTTACACCGTAACCACTAGCACATCTGTCTCAACCTCTGAGACCTTTAATTCCGTAACAAGCCCCGCGACGGGTTTGCCGAAACTGGCTAATCGTTTTTATTCTGCTGGGTCGGCTGTAACTTTTTCATCAAGTCCTGGCCTAGACGACCAAACTAGAATTTACTGTACAGACCCGCGCTTTCCTTGGCTGCCAGTCATTGGGGAAACGGTAAGAATTAACTTTTTCAATCTTGGCAATTCAACTTTTACAGTTACCGATGTAAATGAGACGGAAAGATATTTCCAATTTAACAACGGCCTTTACCCAAGCCCCGACGCTTACATTCAATACTATGGTTCGTTTAATACTTATCAGGCAGACGCAAGTTCAGTTTCAATATCGTCAATCACATCATTTGGCAGTACGGCAACCGTAACAACATCGGGGGCGCACGGCAGGGTTAACAATGAAATCGTAGTCATAAGCGGGTGTACTCAAGAGGCGTACAACGGCGCATTCGCTTGCACCGTTATTAACAGCACTTCGTTTTCGTACACCCTTGCTAACGGCGCGACCGCGACCTCAACAACAACAACAACTAACCCAATAACACCAGCGACGGGAACCATTCAGTCAGTTTTAGCTGGCACTCCAATAGGCGCATCGTTTACCTTTACCATTGCGGGAAGCCCTACGACCCCAGCTACCGGAACAATAACCGCCGCAGGCGGGAGAAACACTGTCCCCGGCATTGCGTACCTAAACGGCTATTTCTGCGTGATGGACGTTAACGGCGTGATTTACAACTCGGAGGAAGATAACCCCGCAAGCTGGACGGCGCTGGAATATGTGGCCGCCCAAGCGGAAAACGGCGCGGGCAAGGCGATAGCGAAGTCTCTAAATTACCTTGTTGCATTCAAAGAGTGGTCAACAGAGTTTTTCTACGATGCAAAGAATGAACCGCCCGGTTCCCCATTCTCTCCGGTCGATAACGGGTTCACGCAGGTTGGCTGCGCTTCTGGCGACTCACTAGCAGAAGTTGACGGCGCGTTAATGTGGATTGCACAAGTCAGACAGCGTGGCCGTTCTGTATATGTGATGCGCGGTACAGACCAACAAAAAGTATCAACGCCGGATATTGAACGGATATTGAACCTTTCGACATTGGCGTCCGTTTTTGCGTACGGTTTGAAAGTTGACGGGCACACGCTGTACGTGCTGACTCTTGTGGACTTGAACGTAACGCTAGTCTATGACGCACAAAGTGGGACTTGGGTGCAATGGTCAACACTCACTGCGGCGGCATCGGTAAACGTCTCTAGTATCACGCGGGTGGGAACAACGGCTACGGTTACAACGGGAACCGCGCATGGTTTAAGTGACGGCGATCCGGTGACTATCGCAGGGGCGTCACAGTCGGACTATAACGGGACATTTCAAATCAGTTATGTGTCCACCACTGTCTTTACGATTGAAGTTGCTAACAGCCCCGTGACTCCGGCGACCGGAACGATTACGGCAGTGCCGTACACGGAAAGCTACTTTAAGTTGACCAAGTACGCGAACGCGGGCGGGACTAATACGTTCCTGCATGAGTCGAACGGCTACACGTCAACGATGAGTAGTTCTGTGTATCAGGACAACTCCGCGCCGATTAACTTCACCATGCGGACGGCAAGGCTTGATGGTGGAAGCCTAAACCGTAAACAGCTAGGTCAGTTGTGTTTAGTCGGTGAAACTACGGGTGATACGGTGATGATTCGGTTTAGTGACGATGACTACACCACGAATTCGATTTACCGCAGATTAAGCATCGCAACAGAACGCCCCGCCCTTCGTCGGCTTGGGGCTTTTCGTCGTAGGTCATTTGAAGTCAAACACACGGGAAACACCGACCCACGTTTAGAAGCAATGGAGATAGGCCAATGAACGCGCTCGCGCAATATTTATCAATGTCATCTTACAAGCCGATTACTTCCGCGTGGGGTGGCTTTAATTCTGGTTCTGTTCCCGTCTTTAACAGCGCGGGGCCGGAGTTTTACCGAGATTCCGAGTTAGACAGGGCAAATTTGTTGCGCAGCCGAGACATCGAGGCGGAGGATAGGCGCTCAATGATTGAGGCTCGTAATCGCTTTTCTCAGTCGTTTGGACAAATGCCAAATTTCTACGGCGAAGGCCCACGGATGCCGGAATATCAACAGCAGCCAATGTATCAATTTGGCGGGTTTAATCAACAACGGCAAATGCAGCCAATGGGTGATAACAACGCTTCCGCGTTTAATGCTCTTGCGGCTCTTGCTCGCCAGGGTTCGTAATGGAAGCCCGTAACCGTCTCGCAGCACTTCTCAACGACCCGTCTAGTTTTGAGAACGACCCGTCATACCAGTTTGCCCGCGATCAAGGGCTATCTGCTACGGCTCGGTCTAACTCTGCACAACGCGGCTCCGGCAACGCTCTTGCGGCTTTGGCTCGGTATGGTTCAGGACTCGCCACGCAGGGCTATAACCAACGTGTAGACAGCCTTGGGCGTATTGCGGGACAAGATCAGCAGTACGACTTAGGCCAACAGCAGAACGCGAACACTCGCATTCGTAACGCTAATGATTTCACGCTAGGCCAAGCGCAAAACGAGAACACCCGCACACGTAACGCTAATGATTTCACGCTAGGCCAAGCGCAAAACGAGAACACCCGCACACGTAACGCTAACGACTTTACAATGGGTACGCAGAGAAACCAGTTTGACTACTCTCTAGGCTCCCAGCGCAACGCGAACGACTTTACAATGGGTACGCAGAGAAACCAGTTTGACTACTCTCTAGGCTCCCAGCGCAACGCGAACGACTTTACAATCGGAACACAGCGCAACCAAAATGACCGCGAGAACAATCTGTTTAACTACGACTTGGGTATGGGTAGCAATTACAACCAATTCCTGAACAATCAGAACCAGTACAACTTAGGCTTGCAGCGTAACGCTACAGACGCTTACGGCGCACAGACGCAGCGCGGCTCGACTAACGCTAACAACTACTTTAACCAACAGCGTAATGCGCTGTCCTTTATGGGGCGTACTTGAAGGCACTACAGCAAGCCGCAAATTTGTCAGGCTTACGTTAAGGGATTGTGATGGGATTGTTAGACGCTTTCGGCTCCTCGTCATTCTGGACGGAGGACGTACCTAACTCGGCTAAAGGCTTGCTGTCGTTTAAGCCCGATACCCGCAATGTGTTAGCCCGTGTGCTGATGGAATACGCTAAAGACACTCCCAACCGTGTGCGCGAGAATATCGCCACTAACTTCCCCGACCCTAATCTACTAACCCCGCAGGGCATGCAAACGTTGCAGGGACAACAAGCGAGAAACGCCCTTGCCGATGTGCTAATGGGATTT